TCAGCCGTTGCGCCCGAAGAGCCAGTTCCAGAAGCGCACGAAGATGTTCTGCACCTTCGGCTGGACCTCCTCTGCGGCCTTAACGGCGACAATCATGGCGACCTCTTCCTTGGACAGCGTACCCAAGGTGAGGAGCATAGCCGCCTGCTCAGGGGTGATCCCGTAGGCGGCCCCGTGGTTCTTGATCCATGCCTTGCGGGTTTCATGGTTGCCCGTGATGACTTCCTTGTAGAACAAGAGCTGCTCGGGCAGGGCGAGGCCCTGATAGAAAGTGCGGATAAACCGTGCGGTTAACTGATCCATAGATTTTCTCCTTGTGTTTTCAGCTGGCTGACAGTGGATGACACCTAGACGACATAGAGGTTCAGGAGGTCAAACCTTGCGGACTTCCCGGCCACGCCTCCACCCGCGTCCAACACCACGCGGACCATGGTGGCCGAGGCTGAGACAGTGATCTCTGCCTCAAGTTTCTCCCACTCCCCGCTCCCGCTGTGGTGGGTGTGGGTTGAGGAGCCAACGCCATCCTCAATACGGACACAGACCGTGGAGGGGTCGTCAGCCTTACACATGACGTCGGCGTGGACTTTGCGGCCTTGCCAGTAGCTGAGGCCCTCCTCAGCATGAACGTCCTGATAGAGCATTCCACCTGTAGACCCACGGACGAGACACACGCTGGTGCCGTCTGCGTAATAGTCGCTGGTGTCTTTTGTGGCGGTGGCCCCGGCGCCCGCGAGGGTGAAATAGCGCAGGGCAGTGCCGTCCCAAAGCTCGAAGCTCGGATTAAGGACGTGCCCCACTACGGACAGGACATAGATCTGCTTCCACACTCCATTGACAAGAACATATACAGACCGCAGCGGCTTCCAGATCCCCCCGCTTAAGACATACCCGGTGATCAGCTTCTTGAAGGTCTCAGATACGCGCACCCAGATGTCCATCTGTCCATAGCCCTTCCCGTCTACCGAGCGCTCATAGGCCCCTATACTTGGGGTGGTCAGGTGGCGACTATCGCCCTTGACGTCGGTGGTGGGGAGGGTGTTATCAGCTTCCCAGCCTCGTCCTGCTCTGTAGATCGGGCTGTAGGCGTTGAGCGGGCGCACGTCTCCGTTGGCATAATCCTTCACCAGCAGTGCCCAATCAGAAGCCTCCACGCTCCCAGGGCTGGCGTCGATCCCGTTACTACCGAGCGGGGTGTCGTCGGAGCAGTTGCTGTAGCAGGTGGGCTGGGTTGAGGACATATAATACCAATCATTGGTGGTGTTATTAAATACCAGGCAGTTCACTACGGTGGCTGTGCTGTTTGAGGCGCTTCCTACGATCCCTAACCTGTTGCCATGGATGGTGCAGTGGTAGATCTTGACAGCGTTGGCGGTAAGAACCTTAATACCACCACCGGAGCTGCCTGTGTAGCCCGTGATGACGCAGTTCTCCACAAGGCCTCCAGTTCCGGCTGTCCTGGCGGCATTAACTCCAGTAGCGGTTGACGTGGGGCTGCTGCCGCAGCGTATAAAGCAGTTTCTCGCAACACAGCTAGCAGCGTCGAGTAAAATGCCTTCCCCGTTGTATTGTATCTGGAGACCGTCAACTGTGGTGTATGGATCAGAGAGGACCAGGCTGCCGCCGGCTTTGGCTTTGGTGTCGTCTGGCACGCCTTGCCATCTCCACTCGGACCCATCAAGCGTCTGTGCCGCTGAGGCAGCGACGATATTAATGTTACGGGTGGCGTCGGTGGTGTACCCATCTACAGTCACGCCGCCGGTATCAGCACCGTACAGATAGATAAACACCTGGACATCTTTCGAGGTCAGCGAGGTGTTCACTATTGCTGTCTGTATCGCAGATTCAGCCGCTGATAGAGAGGCATAGGGGAAATAGATTTTCTGGACGGTTGCTGTTCCAGATGATGGGACCGCGCCATCTAAAGTAACTCTGAACGTCGTGTCAGACAGCACCTCGGAGACATAGTAGTAGTAGGGGGTAACACCGACTTTCGCGTAGATACAGGTTCCAGGCCCGATTAGGGCGCCGGTCTGTGCTACGCTGAGCGTCGCAATATCCGAGCTTATTGTCACTGTGGGGCTGCCAACTTTTCTATCGTCTGTGCCCCCGGTACCGGGGCATACACCAATGCATACAGTGAGCGCCATTTAGTCCCCCCTCGACGCCTTGATGATGGGCGCCATCTTGTTTGCGGGAGTGGCGGCGATCTTGTCTACCGCTTTCGTTTTGATAGTAAGCAGCTTTTCTTCCACCGGGATCTTTTCGTTGGCGAGCGCCTTAATGTCTTCCTTCAGGAGGTTGGCGAGGTTGATGGCGTGCTTGGGCAGCTTAGCGAGACGCCTTAGGGTCCCGTTGTCGTCCCAGCAGGTGATCAGTTCCTTGTGTTCTGCGCTCTCCACGGTGAATGGCTTCGAGATCACGGTATCGAGGTTCTTCTGTATTTCCTCTTTCTTGACTCCCGGGACGTTGATTATCGTGAATGCCTCGTGGTTCCCTGGTTCCAAATACACGTCATCGTTCTCAATGGCGACAAGGTCCCCGATGTTGTTGGTGCCGGGCATAAGCCCTTTTTCGTTGATTAGTAGCAGCTGTGCCATGTTTATGCCTCGTGCTTAAGATAGATCGTTCCGTCTGCGAGGCCGGTCGGGCTAGGGGCCGCGTCGCTGCCGTATAGAACCATCCGGTGCTTACTGGCAATGACGTTGGTGAGGGCCTCGTGGTCGTGGTTGTGGCTAGAAGCGGATCGACCTGCCAGCTCTGTGGCGATTTTATCAGCGCTCCACAGGACGGTTGCTCCTGTGCCCCCATCGTTGATCTGCCGGTGCTTCTCAGGCTCGTCGTCAAGGATGTCGGAGTGAGCCAGGGAGTCGATCTGCTCCTGTAGGTTCCCGGTGCTGCCGGTGATGTTGTCCAGCTCGTCGTAGGTTGCCGGGCCAACCTTGAACCCGTTAAGAGTGAGGTCTCCACCGAGGACCGGAGACGTGTCCTGGGCGAGGACGAAGATCCCCTCTGGGTATGTCAGCCCTCGGCCCTCGATGACTTCCTGACAGATGTAGAGCAGCTGCCGGGTCCAAATATCGAGGTCCTCTTCGCTGAGTCGGGCACCGTGGGTGAAGTCCACCAGCTGGGTCACCGGGGTGTCCCGATATATACGCACCACGTCGGAGACGCCGGGGGTAACGGCTGCCCGCACGGTGGTTGCGTTTACCCAGGTGAACGGCACGTCCTCCCGTTCCACCGAGAGGCGGACATGGGAAGGACTGATGTAAGGGAAGGTGACGGTGAAGTCTGTGGTGCTACCGTCTGCGGTGTACGTTATATAGCTAAGTCCCATGGTTTGGTACTCCTCTATTTAGTGAGTTGCTTAGTGAGGTCCACCTGCTTTGGGTTGGTGAGGTGCTCAAGGCCTTTGAGGCCAGCCGCCTGAAGATCGATCTTTGACTTGAGCTTCTCAACTAAGACGTCTTGGTGCCTCTCGAAGAAGAGGCCCAGAGCTATTGATCGGAACTGAGATATGGTCTTCAGGTACTCGGCTGCCTTGAAGGTATCATCCGTGCCCTGCTTGAGGCCTTCCATCTGTCTCAGGAGGGCCTCACGGAGCTGACCCGCCAGGCTTTCATTAATCTGACCAAGCTCGTCAAACTCCTCCTTGGACAGCTCCACCTTGAGCCCGTTGAACGACTGCTTCCGCTTCAACGGCTCGACGTTGGCACCAACCCGCGCCAGCTCAATCAGCACCGGGTCCTTGCTCTGCTCCTTCATGCGGAAGAGGCCCAGCGCTCGAGGCTCGGCATCCATCGGTGTTTGGTAGACGGGGTGCCTCTTGGGGATCATCTTCGAGGAGTCGAGAACGCTCCACAGGACGTCTTCCCACTCGACCAGCTCACGGAGGAGGGGGTCTGAAGCCTTCTGAATGTTCTTTAAGGCTGAGCCGTAGGGGAGCATAGCTTGAGCACGGCCCAGGGCCCACTTCTTCCACCCGAACCTCTCAGGGTTTGAGACGGCGTTGAGTAGCTCAAGCACGCCCTGTGCCCACGTCTTATTAACGATGGTGTCGGAGAGGACCATCAAGGACTTCGCAAGGTAATCGTCGAACATCTCAGTGTTCTCTGGGTCGTTACCCGCCTTCTCCAACAGCTCGTGAGCCACCGAAAGGTTGGCGCCGATTCCGAGGAGGGAGCCAAACCAATCGAGGCGATCATAGCCGATCCATTTGTCCCCAACGTGTACCCCATACGGCAAGATCCCCACGTTGTTTGCTGCGTCCCTCTGGTTTTGTGGGATGTGGCCGGTGATGTAGCCCGCGTTGTACAATGCCGCCCCGCCAAAGATCGTGGCTGTCCCCAGCATAATGCGGTTGACTGCGGAGATCTTTCTTATTGGGTCGGTGCTGAAGAAGTCATCCCTGAAGCGCTTACTGGCCAGCCCCAGTGGGGTGTTCTGTAGGGTGTACCGGGTAATGTTGACAAGGATCTTATAAAACGGAACTGCCGTGATCCTCACCAACAGCCCAATCGCAGAAGGGAGGGCAGACATGTACAAACCGAAGCGTGAGTCGTTCCCCGCGCTTGGCATGATCGGGATGCCTGACAGGACGTCCCCTACTCTCTTGAAGAACGTGGAGGTCTCCGATACCCCAAGGGGCTGTGTGAAGGTGTTGATCCTCGCTTGATCAATGGCCCGGGCGTGTGCTCCATAGGCTTGGGGCGAGAGCGTACCAAGGGCGCCGGTCTTCCGCATATAGTTGATCGACGTCGCCGCCGTCTCTACGAAGTCTCCCAGCTCCTTACCCTTTAAGCCCATCTGCCACCCCTCATTGAAAGCCTCGGAGTACAGAGAGCTTCGGTAGACCACCGACTTGAACAGCTCATCTGCAGCCGTCAGGAGCCTGAAGGGCAGCTTGATAAGGGTGCCAATAGGAATACCTTTGAATGCTTCAGGCAAAGCACCGCGCTCGTCTACCTTATCAAGGGTATCGGTAACAGGCTTGCCGGTCCACAGGGCACGCCAGACGGTCCCACACTCGGGGTCTTCTTTGACCACCTTGTCGATCCAGAGTTTAACCTTATCAATGGTCCCAGGATCAGCTATCTTTGCTAGATCCTCGGGGGTCAGTTTAGTAGAGAATACTTTTGGGAGCCGCACAGCGTCGGCCAGCCCCAGGTGGGCGCCGTGCCACCACGCAAAGGCTCTGCGATACATTTCAGGTTCGTTCTTCACCCAGCCGTACATGCCGATGGAGGCTTGGTGGATGAAGGTCTCATAGGCGAGGGTGGCAAGGTTCGACACCACGTTCACCAACTGCGTCGGGATGCCTGATACCAGCCCCGCCTGGCTCAGCTCAAGTAGAGCTTCAAAGGAGCGGAGCTTTCCAGCCTGGCGGGCGTACAGGAGCCGGAGGGATGTGGTCTTAATCTTGGCTGCTTTAGCCATTACCTTCTTGATCCCAGCGGCGTCGGCCTTTACCAGCGCCTCAAGCTGTTCTTTGGTGATTTGTGGGTAGACGCCTTCGCTGCCCTCAATAACCTCCTGAAAGGCGCGGAGGGTGCGCCCAGCACTGGCGCTCATCCCCTTGACCAGCCGCTGCATCTCGTAGAGCAGGGAGAAGGCCTGAAGGAAGCGCGCCTGCCCCTCGGGGGTATCCGCGTTCTTGGTCAGGTTCTCAAACGTATACTCTGCAAAGTTCTGCATGAACGCCCGATATGCTCGGACCTCGAAGGGTTTGTTCATCATTTCCCCGAAGACCTTCCTCATGCCTCTGAGGTCAACGCCCAGCTCCGCAGCGATCTCCCTGGCCTCCACGTCCGTAAGGACGTCCCCGGCCAGGTTGTCGCCTCTACGCTGGATGAGCTCTGAGGTGTAGTTGATCATCTTCAGGACGTCGTCGGGGCTGCTGATCTTATCGAAGTTGTGGTGGAGGCCTTTCTTGATATCGACGTCCAGGGCCCCGGTGGAGATGGCGAAGATGTCCTTGGCTGCCTGCTGGAGGTCGCTCTCCGTGAGGTTTCGATAGATCTCATAGTTGGGACCCACCCGCCTCATACCGGTGTTCGTCGTGAGGAAGTCGTCGGCGGTTCGTTTAGCTGTGGCCTTTACTGTTGCCTTCTCGGCCCCTTCTTCGGCGGCCTCCTCAACAACGTCGTCCACGACGCGGAAGAGCGGCTGGAGTATCCCCAGCTCCTTCCCAGCGGCGAGGCGTTCTGTAAGGGTCATGTTCTGGGGAGAGTCCTCCATGAGGTCACCGAACTTATCAAGCACCTCTTCGGCCACCTTATCGGGGTCCCCGGCTTTCCGTGCCCACAGCTTCCCCTTGACGAGCTTCGCACAGCCCATGAAGGCCTTAGCGGCCCCCTCAAACGCGGAGCCCACGAAGAAGCCCTCGGCTGCGGCCTTGAGCTTCGCCTCGATAACCCCGTCCTCGTCTTCAGCGGCCAGCCACCCGAGGGTGAGCTGCCCGAGGTCTCCTGAGTCAGCGATGAAGTTGGAGATCCTCTTTTCATAAGGATCATAGAAGACCCCGTCTGAGACGATGCCGGCCATAGAGGCCTGCATGAAGGCGTGCGCCTTGGGGTGGGTACGGGCCAGCGCCTCAAGCCACTTCGCTCCAGCAGCCGCCCGCTTGACGCCCCCGAGGCCGATTGCATACCCCGCGCCGAACTGCTCGAGGGACTTCACGACCTGACCAGTGGTAGTCTGGGGCTTTGCTACAAACGACTCGATGGGCTTGACCTCGTACTGGGGGAGGTTACTCGGGCCGCTCCACTCCGTTGTGTCTACACCTGCGGCCCCCACAATCTTCTTGTTCAGGTCGTCGTAGAGCTTTGCGACTCCCTGGAGCGTCTGGAGCCCCTCGTTCAGAAGGTCTCGAACAGCGTGGGGAATAGGGCGGCCTATGACGTCCTTCACCCGGTACATGAAGGGGCTCTGCTTGTGCTGGTAATAATCGACGGCTTGCTGATCTGTGAGGATGCCCAGATCGTGGGCCAGCTTCGCCTGCCTCGGCTCGATCTTCAGCCAGCCCCGCTTTTCGATGTTCTTCTGCACCGCATAAGAGGCCGCTTGCTCTGCGGTGATGAGGCCCTTCTTATACAGCTCTCTCACCTTCTCAGGCGTTTCCCTCATGAGGTTGAATGTTTCATCGTTTGCCATTTATCTGTCCTTTGTTGTCATTTCTCTTTAATTAAGGAGTTGAGCATCTCGTCCACGAGCTCCTTGTCAACGGCTGGGCCGCCCGACATGCCCCCGCCCTTCGTCTTATTGCGCCCCCCTGCGGGGCCCGGCGCGTCGGCGGGTGTCTTGCTGAACGCCTCGTTCGTCTCCTTGATGGACTCCTGCTGCATCCTGAGCAGGTCAGTGTGTGTCGGGAGCTTTCCCTTGTTGTCCGCTATGGCGGCCTCAATCTTCATGTTGAAGCGGGTTATGGCATCTGAAGCCCGCTCAAACCCATCGAAGAAGTACATCGTTCCCTTAGCGGCGTTCTGATTCAGGTACATTGCCTTCATCAGGCTCTCCAACTCGTTCCGCATCCCGTTGAAGGCTGCTTTCGCCGGACCCCCTGCAGCATCCCCGCTGGCACAGGCATAGAGGACCTCCCTGCGCTGGGCGAGTGGAAGACCATACCCATAATTGGCGATGATGGTGTTGAAGGAGGCGCCCCTCCGGGCGGCGCTCATTGCCTTGAAGTAGGCTGAGGGGTCCATCAGCTTGGGCATACCCCGCCCCTCGATGGCCCCGTTGATGGTGTCGGTGAGGTCTTTGTATTGAGAGGGTTCGAGCAGGAAGCCCTCGTCGGTGCCTTCCACGCCCGCCTTGTCCACGAGCTGCTTGAGCTGGGAGAGTTTTGTAAAGTCCCCCCAGTTGTCGCTTACACTCTTGTATACCGTGTTGATCAAGCTCCGCTGCCATTGCCCCTGTTCGTACTCGAACATCTGCTTCTGGTGCTGGAGCTTCTGCCATTTCATGCTGTCGGCCTGGCGCAGGTAGTCGTCGATCTTGGGCCTGAGCACAGAGTTGTAGGCGCTGCCGTTCTTGTATGGCACCTTGAACGCATCAAGCAGCTCTGGGCGCCCCTGGGTGACGGCGGTCGTCCCCACTGTATCCACAAGGATCTCACTCATCTCAAGGGTTGTCAGGCCAAGGGCCTTAGCCATGGCGAGGTTCTCGTGGAGGACGGGGGCCAGCATAGCGCCCACGTTTTCGGGCTTCTCGTTCTCGGGGATCGCTTGGATGGAGTTGTTCACGTCCTTATAGAGGTTGCTCTTGACTTCCTGCATGGCGAGCTGCCGCTGCTTCCGGTGGTAAAACTCGTCTGCCTCTGCTACCGTCTGGCTGAGCATGGGCACCAGCGTATCTAGGTAATAGGGGTTCTCATCCCCGGTGATGGCTGTGCCTAAGATGCGTCTCTTCTCGGTCTCGTATTCCTCCACCGTCATGGGGCCGCTGCGCTCAGCGAGCTGTGCCAGGGCGGCAGCGATGTCACTATGGTCTGCCTTGCCCTTCAGCCTGTAGTAAGCCGCTTTGTAGGCTTCTGCGGGGTTGTCCTCCATGGGCTTACCCTTGGTGGCGTCTGCTGCGCCTCTGGCGCTGTTGGCTGCGACCTCCTGGTCATTTAAGTAGTTCAGATAGTTCCCGAGCTGTGGGGCAAAGTTCAGGAGGCTCTTCAAGAGCACTGTGCCACTGTTGTCTCCTCTCTGTCCCCACGAGTTGTTGGATACATAGGAGGAGGTCGGGAAAGCAGCGACCTCAGTCTTAACAGCTGCTCCCCCGCTCGGCCTAATTGTGTTTGATCGAAGAGGCTTTCTGATCTCTCGTTCCATTCGTTACACCTTTTTCGCTGCGAGATACCCGTCGAGCCCGCCGCTGAGAACGCCTAGGGCGCCCGCTGCGGCGTAGGTCCTCGGGTCTGGGGCTTCCCCGTAGAACTTCGGGGGGCGACCACGACGCCAGGCAGTCAGCAGCTGCGTATAGTTCTGGCGCTGTGCTATAAAGCGGTTGTAGTCAATGGTGCCGACGTCACGGCCTGCCTTCTGAGCCACGCCCACGAACAGCCGGTCTACAGTGTTCCCGGCCACGCCGGCTTCGCCAGTAGCGACCGCAAGCCGGGCTTCTTCACGCTTCAGCTCTAGTCGCCGCTCAAGAGCCTCACTCTGTGCCAGGTTCTCGATCTCTTCTGATCTAAAGTCAAACTGTGCGGCTTCGTGGGTGTATGCCTCCTTACGCTCGAGTGCTTCGTCTTGCCAACGTCGTAGGTTCTGCTTATACTCTCGCCGTGCAGACGAATAAGCGAAGAAGGTTTCGGCCAGGCCTTTGGCGATGCCCAGGCCGGCGATGAGATAAGGTATCATGTTTGGTTACCTCGTTTGAGCTATTTGGTTGCTCCTCTGTTGATGTACCTCCCGAGCCACTCAGCTGACTGTATCCAGCAGGGGAGGTGGGTATCGTTCTTGAGGGTGATGGTTACTTGATTCGAGCGAGACGAGATCGGGAAGGCTAACGTCTGTGACGCCGGCGCCGTTGACCCCAGGAGCGTTTCGCTGACGCTCGGAGAGAGTGTATAAGACGCTGTGTCTCTTCCGCGTGGTGTGACCTCGGCCTTGAGGAAGTGAGTGTCCGCACACTTCACGGTCATGCTGGTGAGCTGGAGGCGCCCGGTGATGATGGACTTCTCCTGCCTCTCCCCCTCTCGCACGAATAGCTCTGAGAACTGATACTCGAAGCTGTATGGGAGCCCGAGGTAGCACGACCCCTTAGTGTGGTCTCCGACCGCCGCCACGGTGCTGGGGGTTGGCCTAGTCACGCTGGGGATGGCTGTCCCCTTGCCGGAGAAGGCCGACCCTCTAATTACCCTTATTTCCTTGCCTGTGCTGACTGAGTAAGGCAGGGTCCATGTGGTGCGGTCGGTGTTGATGTCATACACCCCGGTCGCTATACAGCGTCGATCCAGCAGGACCTCTGTTGCCATCCCTGGGGCAGCGGCGCTTGGGACCAGGCTCATCCGCTCGAGATACAGCCCGTCATCGGCACGATAGAGAACTAGGTACAGGTAGGAGTCAATGATCTCCGCGCCCACGATTGCCGTGCAGTCAAAGGTCCACTTGGACCACGAGGACTGCACCTTCTCGGCCCCATTCCACCAGTAATTATAAACCCACATGGAGGTCCGGCTGTTGCGAGTAAGAGCCATGACGGTCGTTGCGGCCGTGCTGGCGAGGAGCTTGAAGACCTCTCCGGGAATGTATGTGGGAAGGTGCTCGGTGGTGTCTATGGCGTGCGTCTGCTGAGTATCGGGGTCAATGAGGTACTCCATGATCCCGGTGTAGCCACCCCTGGAGACCGTGAAGAACACGCTGTTCCCGGCGACGACCGGCTTTGCCACCCCCGAATACTCGTACCCGGTGGTAATGTCTACCCGGATATCATTAGGTGAGACCCCACCGTTCGAGGTGACGTTGTACTGTGCCCGGTCTCCAAAGAGGAGGAGCCTGTCAAACATTGGAAGAGCATGGCGCAGGCTTGATGCCTTGTTGACTGCTGGGGTGACGTCGATAGGGTCGGCGTCCATCGTGTCAAGGGATGTATCAGCCCAGAGGTTGAAATGCTCCCCCGCGTAGCTCATGAAGACTGTGGAGCCTGAGACAAAACCGAGCCTGTCCTGATAGAAGAAGATATCATTAATTGACTGCCCAATGATCGAGGGGGTCGGGTTGGTATCCTCATCTCCAACCTCTCGGTCGTCCCAGTTGATTTGTCCTAAGCTCCATGAGCTTCCTGATTTGACTAGTTTATAGGGCATCGTGGCCGCGTCAATTTTATAAGGTATCCCTTCTGCTGTGGTCTCGACCCACGAGCCATTATCGTACTTGAGATAGTAATTGTCTTTGAGTGATTCAGGGTCACCAGTGATGCAGACGACCCACCCGCTGGTGTATGATTTCCGAGGGAGGTCCTGATACTTCTGGGTGGTTCTCTTCACGCAGGCCAGCGCGTTGTCACCATAGGAGTCAGACACGGTGATTGTGAAGTCTGCCCCGTTGGTTCGAACAATGTTCAACACGCTGCCGGTTTGGTAAACTTGATAAACATTCCCCCCACCTAAAGGAAGGATGAGTAGCTTAAGCTGCTCGGCAATGGAGGTGGTACGCCACTGAGAGCTGTCCCCTGTTGAGTCAGGCGTAGTGAAGCTGACTGTGTATGAGTCGATCTTCACCTGATACAAGGTGCTGTATAGCCCCGCCTTAACCCAGAGGATGGCGGTGGGAGGGAAGGAGGGGGAACGGTCTGACGTCATGGCTGGGGTTTTTGTGGCGTTGGCAATGATGGTAGTGTCTTTTATCGTAAGACAGGAGATATCCCGGTAAGGGCTCGTGCCGCTGAAATAAGAAGCCCATTCTGCAGGGGTCTTTGACACGCTGATCTCAGCCCCGGAGAGTGTGAAGACCCTCACGTTCTGATGATCTACAATGACGATGTAGCGCTCAGAGACGGACTGATCGATGAAGTGTACTTTAAGGTTCGTTGGATAACTGTATGACGTGGTGAGACGAGCGATGTGCTCTGTGTGTGGCCGCTTCCCAAGGCCCTTCAATACGCTCGAGAGGCCGTTAAGCTGCTCTGCTCCCTGGGTGACAAGACGGGAAGAAGGGGCTTGCTGGGAGACCCCATTCAGGAGGTGAGGTATCGAACCCCGTACTGTTGATGTGCCCACGGTGCCTCCCTACCACGCCCTTCGGAGGGCGAGCTGCATGGTGTAGCTGTCCCGGCCCATGTTGTAGTCACCGGAGTCGATCTCCTGTTCGAGGAAAGCCATCTTAGCCTCCAGCTCATCCTCCTTGGTGAATACATAGATAGCGTCATCGCCCATGACCCGGTTCTGGAAGCGCCTCGCCGCCTTGATGGTTATGTACCGTTTAGCCGGCTCGGGGAGGTCCTCAAAGGCCAGGTAAAGGACGATGTCCACTTCAACAGGTTTACCGATGGTAAATGTGTTTTCTGTCTTGTCATACAGCCGGGTGCCCCGCTGGATATACCGCTTGGTTTTATCAACTGGATCAACCCTGGCAGTGTTCGCCGGGAGGTTGATATACCCGTCCGAGTCAGGAGCGATAGTGATCTTATCAGAGTTGAAGTCGTATCCGATGGACTGAAATTCCCGACTGGTTTCAGCGAGGACGTTCCGTGCCATTGAGAGATCGTTCAGCCCAGGAAGCTCCAGGCTGTTAACCGGCGCTTCATTAATAGTCTGGAGCAGGACGTTTACGGCGCCCAGCTCTGTAGTCATTTCTATGTTCATTCTGTCCTCTTTGGCTTTAATAGCGAAAAGCGGGAGCCTACAAGTGCTAGACTCATAGGCTCCCGCTGTGGGAACTGCTTTAAGGCTTACTCTGCGGCAAGGGCAACGATAGCCTCAGGCCGGAGATACCCGTGCCCAGCGGCCACCTTACCCACCATGAGCGTGCCCTGGTAAGTGATGAGATAGTCGGCTTCAAGCGCCACATCCATCAGCTTAACGGTGCCAACAGCGCTCTTGTGGTAGATGTACCCGAGGGCCTTGGTCATGTTGACCGCGTGCTGAGCTTCGCTGGAAAGGTTCTCGGTGGGGATGTTGTTGGACTTCACGATCTCCACGCCCGCGATTTCCCAGATCTTGCCGGTCCTCACGGAGCCGCCGTCCGAATAGTCTCTGTTCACTGCAAAGTCGGACTTGATCAGGAGCCAATACAGCATCGGGTTGAGGATACAATATCTGTCCTCATCGGGGACATCGTGGGTGTCCAGCGTACTCGCTCCGTCCATTATGTAGGAGGCGAGGTCGTCGGCGTCGGTCTGGATCTTCTTGCCCGCAACGTCGGCGTCCTCAGTCAGGACGGTGCCCGCATAGCCCGCGCCGGTGCCGTGTGTGGGTGTGGTCACATTCGCGCCGATCTGCAGCTCACGGAAAGTGAACTGGTCCAGCGTGACGGCCAGCGCCTTACCAAGCTCGCCGCTGTAGACAGACCGTACATCATAGTGGTTCATGGCCTCGTCGATGCTGGAGATAAACGTGTCGGCAACCAGCAGACCATCGATGGTGATGGCCCGCTCGTTATGCTTAATAGCATTGCCGACGATCATGTTGCCGGGCGTGTGGAACGCCGCCGACGCCTTCCACGAAGTCGGGAAGGTCGCGGACTTACCGCTAGTAATGGTACGCACGAGCTGTCGGTCCAGCGTAACGGACTTCGTCTCGAACGCGGTGAGAACCTCACCAGCGAATACCTTAAGGAACAGGGCATCAACGTCGCCGCTGGCGTTTACCTGCCCAAGCCTAGAAGGAGTCATGTTGGGTGCTGCCATTTTATTTACCTCTCACAGTTTAGATTTTGTTAAGTGCTCTCTAAACCTTCAAGGCCGTCACACAGCGTTCTCCCTCCCGCAGGAGGGGCAAAGGATCTGTGCCTATTTGGTAACGAGGAGCGTTACTACAGGATCGCTGATAGTGCGATCCTCTGCTCAACCTGCTTACGGAACGCAGGGTCTTTCGCGTAGCGTGCGTCTTGCATGTCACGGACCATCTCAGCCCGCGAGGCATAGCCGACCGTAGTGTTTCGGTTGGAGCTGTTGCCACTAATCAGCTTCGGGGGCTTCCCATTGGCAGCGACATAGCGGGCCTTTAGGGCATCCACCGCGAGGAGGGCCTGTGTTATCTCGCCTTCCTGTATGATCTTCTGAAATGCTGCCAGGTCTTCCTTGGGAAGATTGTTATTCGCCCAATCACACATGACCTCGTAAACGTCTTCTCCACCGGCCCTCTCGAAGAGCTTGGTGTTCTCGGCGTCTACCTCAGCCTTGCGGGTCTGAGCGTACCTGCTCACCACATCCCGAGGGATGCCGGCGGCCTCGAACCTCTTGAAGGTCTCGTCGGAGATGGTGCCCTTCTCTTCAAATTCTGTGGCAGGGATCTCCCAATCAAGGCCCTTAGTTGCTGCGGAGGCGGGGTCGGTTTTAGTGGGATCAGTCTGTTGTTCCGTTGTTTTACTTTCCTGACGCTGTTTAGTGAACTGCTTCTCCAGCTCGCTGTAAGCCTTTGCCAAATCCTCTGGGGACTTGAACTTCTCAGGGAGCCACGCGGGCCTAGCCTCGGAGCCGGCTGCTGAAGGGTCAGACGGGGTGCTGCCCTCGGGCTGGTTCTGCTTTTCCAGCTCTGTTTCAAGGTTATCGAGGGGGTTATCCTCGGCCTTGGGGGTAATTCTGGTAACCGACATAAACACTCCTTATTTATTCTTGGTTTTGATCAGGGCTACTGGCGCCCTGCGCTGCCATGACCTTCACCATTTCGGGGGCCATCTGTGTTGCAAGCCCCAGCATGGTGCTTTGCTTCTCTTCCTGAGCGATTTCTTCTGAGCTGCGCACCAACCCCTTGGCCGTGATGCCAATGGCTGTTGCGATCCTGGTCACATACTCATCCACGCTGACATACCGGGCAATCACCTCTGGGCCAAGCGGGGACAGGTACTCTAAGAACACCCGGAGCTTCTCAAGGTCGTGATTGCGCCCGAGGGCCTCGAGGCCAGCGATGATTGTGAGCTTGACGCTGTTCTTCGGCAGGCTCGGGAGCCGCTTCTGCTTCCGCATCTGGGCCATCAGACACTGGACGAGGGGCAGCTGTAGCTCCTGTGTAAGCAGGGAGTAGATCCCACCAAGGGCATCCTCCAGCTCGCCCGCCATGTAGCGAATCTCCTCAGCGGTGACCCGCTCGCCCTTCCTCTGGATTGAGCTGTTAAGCAGGAAGACACGGCGAAGACGCCCCTCAAGGCGCTCCAGCTCTGTTAAGGCAACCTGGAAGTCAGCGAACTTCTGCATCTGGAGGACGCTCACATCTGACGCCCTCCCGGCGACCACGTCTAAATTCTCAGCTTTGGTAATGGTCTTGACGTTGGTCATGCCACTCGGTTCTACCAAGAAGACCACCTTGGCTGCTGCCGCCGCCCCCTGCACAATCGCCTTTGACAGCTCTTCGCAGGAAATCAGGTCTCCAAGGTACTCCTCAACATAACCGCGCCCATAGTCCTCCCCATCAATCTTAGCCCATCTGAGGGCCAGCCACGGGCAAGCGTCGGCAGGGTAGACACCCTCGCTCTCAGGCACGGCGTAGCCATTAAGCTCCTGCTCGACATACCAATCACCATCCGGCCCCCGCCGCTGCGCGTGGGTATAGAGGTTGATGTCCTCGTCCTTTTCGATGGTGGCCGAGTCGATGCGACAGAAAGCCAGAACCTCTGGGGTTAAGGTAGAGGGAGCCACTGACTCCATCACAAGGATCTCAAGAGGGGTGCCCAGGGCATCTCTCCGAACCACATAGCGGTCCAGATGGTAGACCTTGAGGCCCTCATCCCGAAGATTGAGCAAGACGTTTCCTGCCACCACAAGGTGCTTTGCAGCCTCGTTCAGGGCGGGTCGAAAGATGAGGCGCTCGGTCTCGTCCATCACCTCACGCTCGAGCTTGCTCAGCGCCTCTTCAACGGCAGACAGTGCCTCTTCTGGCATCTGTATCTTACTCGCGGGGGCGAGCCTGAAGAACGGGCTGTTCGGGGGGAGGAGAGCCAGGATCATCTTACTGGACAGATTATTCACGCCCTCGGCCCCTACGCTCTGATAGGGCGTCGGCAGGTTCGTGCTGCCGGTGGCGCCGGTCGGTGGGTACAGATAGGGCAACGTCAGGGACGCACACGTCTGCGCTCTCCTGAGGTAAGGCTCACGGTACGCTGCCAGTTTTTCATAACGCGCCTTTACAGTTGTCATAGGGGCACATTCACCCCCACATTGGAGGTTACCACCGGGCTGGCAGTCGTGCGCTTGACGGCTGCGGCTGCCGCTCTCTTCTTCTTCCTCCTGCCGATCAAGATCTCAGCGGGTTTCTCGGACGCTGACATGGGGGGTGCCGGGGGTTCCTCTGGATATTCAGGGAGTTCGATGTCGGGCAGGTCCTGGTTGAAGTCAAACGGGTTGGACTCAGCCAGCCTATGAGCACCCCAGCCTACCAGGCCCCCACCAATCAGATACAGCTCGTCATCGTACTTCTTCCCTATTCGCTCTATGCCCTTGCCAAGCCCTTCTACCGCTTCGCCCGCCTTCTTAACGGTGCGCTTGATGGCCTTACTGACCTTCTTTATGTATCTTCCAAAGCCCATAGTGCCTCCATTATTGTCATTCTGGTTGCTCTCCCAATAATGTGTACTTAACCGCCCGCCTAAGAGGTTGAGAAAAAACGCCCCCTATTTCAGGGGGCTATAGCAATACAGAAAGGGGTTTATTTCTTGGGTTTCCATAAGGTAACTGTCTTAGTGTCCATGTTGTATTCGCCTTTACGAATGATGCGGGCCACCCGGGCCATGACGAGGGCCTCCCCCTCAGTCATCCCGGCTGCCTCATACGCTTGGACGATTGCCCTCCAGAAGCCTTGGTGGGTCGCATCTGCCTCGCGAAGGATCTTCTCGGCTTTCTTGGGGCCTATGCCTTTGACGCCGTAATACCCGTCAGTTGGGTCTCCGGTGAGGACCTGCATATAGAAGGTGAAGTCGGCCTCCTCCTCGGAGATCTGCTGCACCCCAAGGTCGGCCTTGCGGGGGTTGAATAGCTTCCCCGGGATCGTCCTCATGTCCTTGTCGATGGACACAATGATGGCCTCCCCTCTCACGAGGGAACGGTCAGTTGACATGAGGCCCATTAAGTCATCGGCCTCAAGCCAGGGCAGCTGTGCGACTTCAAATCGATCAGCGAGGGTCTCCCGCATCCTATCGTAGAGGAGGGGCCGGGCTACGTTCTTGCGGTTGGCCTTATACTCAGGGAAGACCTTCTTTCGCCAGTTTCGCTTGGCGTCGGACAGACACACAAGCGCTGCGTCGGCCTTGAGAAGCTCGATGTACCGCTCCACCTGATCTAGGGCTGCTCTCTGTGCCTGACCCTCAAAGGTGAGCGTGGAGGTAACGCCCTCGCTCCATTCGACGTCTGCCTGGTGGATTACGGCTTGCTGATAGACGATAATGTCCCCGTCGATCAGGATGGTGCGGTGGCTCATGCTGTTCTCTCCTTCCTTACGGGATGGTGATCAGGGGCCGCAAAAGCTGGATCTCCTCTGGGTTCGCCAGGGCATAGTCCCAGATGTCATCAGGCTGCACCGCTCCCGGGTCCTTCCCGAAGCTCTTACCAACAGCCGCAGCCACATAGGCCGTGACCCACGAGCAGATCGGATAGCGGTCGGAGTGGGTAAGGCGCCTGAAGACATAAGCACCGTTGAGGGCGTAGTCCATAGCGTGTGTGACGATCTTCAGTATCCCGTAGCGGCGCCCCACATAATCGAAGGCCTTACGAGACCACGCCTCCTTCTGCTCGGCGGTGAGGTTGGTGAACCTGAAGAACGCCACCCTGGTCTTTGATCCCTTGTATGCCTCCGCTACGGTGTGAGCCATCACCTTAGACAAGGCCTCTACGATGACTGCGGAGTCTAGGGTGCCGGCGGCTGCTACCACCCCTGTGTGATTTACCTTGGTGCGCTCCTCCCCGAGGGAGCGAGACCCGATGCGGATAAGGGCCCCGACCCAGGTGGGGCTGTACGAGCAGAAGAAATCCCCGGGACTGAGCAAGAGCGGCTCAGACATTGTGCTCGGCCTCGGGTTCATCGCGCAGGCACTCATTGATGTAATCGATGGCGAAGCAGGCGAGGGCCTGGGCCGGGGTCATCTTGTCCTCGTCTATGGTGAAGACCGGCTCAAGACCGACCTCTACGAAGCCACCCTTGATGTCCTTGATTGTAATTCGCATTGTAGCCATGGGGCCTCCTACTTGGTGATGATGGTAATGATGATGGAAATCACAAAGCCGGTCGGTGCTCCCGGTGGAATGTCCAGACATGCCGGGAGAGACCTACCAGATTCGTTACCTGACGCGTCCACGGCGGTGAGCGCGAAGCACCTCGTGCTCTCGGTCACTGACACCGTCCCGGTCCACTCGACTGTCCCCGCAGGGATCGTCGCCACAAGGGTGTCCCCCTGATAGAGCCGATAGCCGGCGAGGTCTTCCTCGGTGTTGGCGACCCAGGCGGCCCGCACGGTGTAGTCAGCAGCAGAGACCGGCGTGGCATTGAAAACCTGTGAGCCGATGATGAGGAGGAGGATCACGAAGAGAAGCGGGATGAACACATATCGACGCATTAAGTGTCCTTTCTATAGGCGCCGTAGAGAATGACCTTGCCGAGGCCGAGCGGCTTGCCGGTCTCGTCGGTCGCCATGGCGAGCGCTGAGGAAGCGTGCACACACCTGCCTTTAAGGTATTCGTCACGCATCTTGTTCTGCGCTCGCCGCCTGCTCCTGTACTGCTCAGGGGTTTCCCACGGGTAGCGCTTGGCCGGACCATAGCCGTTATAGGCTAAGAGGTCGGGAAGACTTTTGGCACAGGCTGGTACGCGGGAGTGACGGGCTGCCATTCGTTCTCCTTTCTCATTAGGCAGAGGTAGGCCACGACCCCGGCAAGCACCAGGGTGCGGATACAGCTCTGGCAAATGTGGGTGTGGCCATAGAGGTAGAGGACACCGCCGCGAGCGTCGGGGCCTGCGGCGTGAACAGCGGCCACCTCTGCGTGTGGGCCCTGCTTGCAGATCTCCTTGCAGAGATCGCGTCCAACACCGACGGTGGCGTGTCCCCTGGGACAAGACGGTTGAGGGGAGGCACAACCATTGAAGCCGAAGTGTGCCTTACCTCGAACATCGAGCAGCACAGCCATTGCCGTCCGCTTAGCGCAGGCGCTGCCGTGCCGCTCGAACCATTGATACAGATCACTCGCTGAGACGGCCAGCGACATGGCCAAGCCTCTCGCGAAGCGCTCGATAAGCAGCCAAGGAGCGACACTCCCAGCACCGCTGGAACTCAGGGTCGCCGGTGATGAATATCTTAACGGTAGAGCCGCATGTCGGGCACCTCTCAGAGAACATGACTTGATCAGGTGGTGTCCTATTTACATTCATTTTGATGGTCCTCCATGAATTTGACGATCCTCTGAAAATCATCGAGAGAGCCGTTGCTCTTTAGGTTGTTGGCCCGCCACGAGATGAAGACGACATTCCCCGGGAGGTAGCCCTTGGCGTTATCGATCCGATCCAGTGATGGGGTGTTGTCCGTCCTTTTCCCTGAGCTTCCCAGCTGATCCCAGTACAGCGGGATGCCGAGGACTGGACAGAGCTCGCGGTAAATGGTCTCTAGGTACTCAGGGGTGAGCGCGTACTCCAGCCCGCGTTTCTTAGCTGAAGCTCGCGTTGAGGCGGCAACGTACCGAAACGGGTTTTTCTGCCGCCACTCTTGATTCATCTTTCTGCAGCAGGCCTTACACCAGCTGCGTAGCCCTTCTTTCTTTCTGGCGTCTAGGCCGAACGCCGCTTTGGGTTTGTGTTTTTTGCACTTAGCGCATTGGACTGTGTGTGGTGTTAGATGCGCGGTGGTCTCAGTGGGTCTCGGCCCAATTTCGGCCAACCTTGTACTCTCCTGTTATAGGGCACCGGAAACGAAAGCTCCTTCCTGCCTCTTCCATGGCCTCCACCAGCAGCTTACCCACGAGGTCCGCCTTGTCCTCATCGGCCTCGATCTGAATCTCGTCGTGGACCCACGCCACATGCTCATAATGGAGGCCCGGTATAAGGCCTTGGTCTGCGGCCAGACGATCAAAGATGACAATGGCCTTCTTCATTAAGATGGCCCCGGCGCCCTGTAGAAGAACATTGAGGGCAGCGTGGGCCGACCTGACGCGGAGAAGGCGCCCGTCAAGCCCGACGAGAGCCGCCCTCTTATTGAGTTTGGTTTCTATAGCCCTGAGCAGCAGCTTCAGTGCTGGCACCTGTTTTAAGAAGCGAAGTTTGATCTTCTTACCCAGCTCGGGTCCGCCACCGAAGAAGGAGCCGATCTTGGCAGTGCCGGCTCCGTAGAGGAAGGCGTAGATAAAGGTCTTCGCCTCGTCTCTTGTTGCCAAACCAGCTGCCTTCTGGTTCTCTGTGTGTATGTCGCCCTGGAGCAGCTTGGCAGCATAGTCTCCACCGTCATACCTCGCCATGTAGTGAGCAAGGCACCGCAGCTCCAGCCCCGAGGCGTCAGCCCCGACGAGCTTCTTACCCTTGGGGACGTGGAAGAGCGCCCGGCACTCGGCCCCGTATGGGGAGCGCACTGCGGGGACCTGCGCTACGTTTGGGTTAAGGTGGGTCGCCCTGCCTGTAACTGCGCCGTTGGTGATCACGCTCCCGTGAATACGACCGTCGGCGCCTACCAGCTTGAGCCACGCTTGCCTTCCTTCGGCAAGCTGCCCGATCCTCTTCTCAATGGTGAGGTACTCAGAGATAACCTTAGCCTCGGGGTAGGGCAGGGCGTCGAGGATGGACTCGTCTACCGTGGCCTGCCCGTCGTCGCCAAACGCCTTGGGGACCCAGCCATATTTGTCGATGAGGCACTTGGCGATGTGCTGCCTAGAGCTGGGGTTGAACTCAATCACCTTGACCTTCTCCGTGGGCACGCCTTTCTGGTAACCGCGCCGCTTGTTATTGACCTTGGGGACAAAGCTGGTGCGAACCTCCCACGGCGGGAAAGCCGCCTGAAGCTCCCGGTTCAGCTCTTCCCGGCGGGCCACCAGCTTTGCATACAGCTCTGCAGCGGCCTCTTGATTAAAGAGGAAGCCATAACACTCCTGGCGCCACATGATGCGGGCCACACCCATCTCCAGCTCGAAAGACTCATCGCTGAAGCCCGACGATAGGAGGTTGGTGTATAGCGTGTGAGTGACCTCAAGATCCTGAGCGCAGTAATCGTCCATCTCCTGGTTCCACTCTTCCCACCCGGCGTCGTAATCACCCTTGTAATTCATGAGGCGCATCCCCCACGCCTCGAGGGAGTGGCGCCCGATCAGGTGCTTCGGGAAGTTGGTCTTCCGCGCCAACGCAAAGTCTCGATCTTTAAGGTCCGTGTAAACGAGCCGCGTACCAACCAATGTATCGAAGATCGCCCCCTGGGGTTTGAACCAAGGGTAGAACTGCTGGAGGATGGGGATGTCGAACTTGATGATGTTGTGGCCGATGATCAGGTCGGCGGTCTGGAGGAGGCGGACCCCCTCCTCGATGGTGTTCTCGTGCTCGTTGTGTCGGAACCGAAGGACCTCCCCTGTGTCAATATCTTTGAGATGACAGCAGTGGAGCTTTACGACCTTGCCCGGCACAAGCCCGTTGCACTCAATGTCCACGATGTACCGGGCCATCGGCTCACCCCTCCTTCGATTCAGCCCGGGGGCGCCGCTTTGCGGCCCTGGCTGCTAGGTATCCCAGCCCCCGGGTCCTGGCCTTCAGGCGCCGCTTCACAACGGCCTCCTGCTCTTCGCCCTTATAACTGCGTAAAGCCATGCTCATTGAGCCCTCCTTTACCAATCCGTGTCGATCATGTTGGCCAGTGTGTGGACCCAGTCCCCCAGCCGGTATAGACAGTCAGAGACATAGATCCTGACAGACCTGATGATCCTCTTGACGTAGAGCTGTGCAACAGGGCTGCAAGTAGTCCCGAGCACGCCTGCTAACACACAGGCAGCCATAATCAACTCAATCGTATCCGTAGCCATTGTGCCTCCTTAAGCGATGTATCTGGTGGTGATGTTCGTCCCTGCGGGCGCTGCGGGCGGACGATTGTCAAGGTCTTCCCGGCCCCGCATGATCAACTCCAGCAGCATCCCGAGGTTCGCCCGGGCGTGCGCTATGTGGTGCAACCCGCTCTCTGCGTCGTACTCGATGCCTGCCACCCATTTAAGCAGGTGGCGTAGGGTCGAGGCGATGAGCCTCATGTACAAGATACCAGTGAGCCAGTTGTACTCGTCATACTTCCCCGCGCCGTAAGTGAAGACCTCAGCCTCAGCATAGAGAGCAAGAGGCGGGAGTAGGTCCAGGCGGGTCTTCCCCTCATCCAGGTGGGTTGCCTTGGGCTGTTCTGTTACACGCGTCGTAGACGTGTTCATTGTTAGAAGTCTCCTTTCGCTGGTGGCGTGAATGGGTTGGTGTCTGCGGCGTCACTCAACCTCCCGGTGTCGGGGTTGTATTCCAAGCACCCTGACAGGCCGGTTTCGCCCGAGAAGCGGTTCTTCAGGACCCTGATGTGGGAGACGTCATCATCCTCCTCACCCTGCTGGTTCCTCTCTAGACCTATGGCGATGTCGCTGAGCTGGGCAATGGCACCAGAGCCCCTGAGCTGCCCGAGCGTAACCCTGCCGCCTTCCTCGTGGCCCTTACCCTCAGGTCTCCTCAGATGGGAGACGAGGAACAGACCAACCCCGGTCTCCTCCACAAAGGAGCGGAGGCGGGTCATGAGGTTGTCGATCAGCCGGCGCTCGTCGCCGTCCTCGATACCAGAGACCACAATGGACACATGATCTAGGAACAACCAACTACACCGGCAGCCCTTGGCGAGGCACTTGAGCCGGACAAGGAGGTTCTCCGTGTCCAGAGACCCCCAGTGATCATAGAGGTAGATGCGGTCGTTGTCGAAGACGCGGGACCAGATGTCAAACAGCTCCGTGTCTGTGAACTTGTCCTTGACGAGGTGGAGCGGGGTGTCGCACTCGATGCTCATGAGGGCCTCTGTGGTCTTACCGACCGACTCTTCTAAGGCGATGTAGCCAACCCTCTCCCCGCGCCGCACTAGGTAGTGGGCTATCTCCCGGCATATAGTTGACTTGCCGATGCCACTCCCGGCGGTGAAGGTGACAATCTCACCAAGCCGCATCCCGTGCGTCTTCTCGTTGACCGACGCCCACGGATACGGGATGCAGGGCACATCACGCTTGTTGCGATAGATGTCCCATGTGGCCTTCCCCTCGATGATCCCGTCGGGTCGATACTCCTTGGCGTTCCACATCGCCTGGATGACCTCAGGACCGCGATCTGCCACAAGCATCTCGTTAGGGTCCTTCATCGGGAGGTGGGCGATCCTCGCCTTTCCTGGGGAAAGGATCTGAGCGCACTCCTTGGCTGCCCTCTGACCGGGCTCGTCCATGTCGTACATCAACACGACGGTCTCAAATTTCTCCAGCCACTGGATCTCCCTGCGAAACACCTTGGCTGCGCCCTTGGTGCCGTTGGGGATGGATACTACCGGCCACTTGTGGTGCTGCAGCTGGCTGACGGTGAGGGCGTCTATCTCCCCCTCGGTGACAACCAGCATCCGCCCGCCCGTGGGCCACAGGTGCTGCCCGTAGAAACCGCTCTTCTCGATGTCTCCGAGGAACAGGAAATCCTTGTCGGGGAAGCGAACCTTCTGACCTACGACCTCGCCGTCTCGCTGGTAGCACGCGATCTGCACGGGGCGCTCGACACCGCTTTTGTCACGGGCGGTGCCTACCAGATACCCCCACTTGGCACAGGTAGCCTCTGTGATGCGACGACGGTTCAGCGCCTTGGGCTCACCAGCCAGAAAACCAGCTGCGTGCCCTCTTTTCTTCTTTCCCTTGCCTGTTGCCCTCTCTTCCGTGGGCGGCTCGTGGTAAGAGCACCCCTCAGAGAAACAATGGGCATGTCCATCAGCATAACGAGCAAGGTTATCCCTGCTCCCACACTGAGGACATGCCTCGTGGCCGATAAACTCGTCGGCGCGGGGGTCCATATCAGATCCCCAACATGCCAACTATCTTGTGGCCCTCCTCGGTCAGGGCGTACTGAGCATACCTGCGCCCAGCGAGGTCTTTTGCGATGGACGTAACAATGGGTATACCCTTACGCTTCAACTCGAAGACCCTGGTGGCGACCCGCCCGATGCCCTTGACGAACATGGCTTCGCGGGTGGTCAGGTGCGGATATGTCTTCAGGTGCTTCAGGATCACCTTTTGCTGCGGGCTGAGTTTAATGTCATGCTGCTGAAGGTGGCTCATCTCTCGTCTCTCCTTTCTTGCTTGTGTTTTCCGCCCACCAACGACCGGCGTCGAAAGTGGGACAGGTTTTGCGGGCTGTGAGGTCACGATGTCCCACGACTACAGCCTTGGGATAGGCGCCCTTCAGGGTGGTAAGAAGGGTCTTCAGCGCCGCCCACTGTGCTGGGGTGAAGTTGGGATCATCGATCAGCTTGCGGGAGCGGCCCTCACGCCGCGCCCCGCCGACCAAACAGATGCCGATTGACTTCTCATTGACGCCCTGCGCGTGGGCACCCACCTCATCTAAGCGCCTCCCGGTCTCCACCGTACCGTCCCGGCGTATAACATAGTGGTAACCGACCTTGAGCCAGCCCCTCTGCCGGTGCCAGCGGTCGATCTCGGCTACCCCGATGTCCATATCGGGGGTAGTAGCGCTGCAGTGGACCACGAGGTATTCCACTTGCTCTGGTTTCAGCCTCATGTGGTGCTCCTTACACGACCTTGATCACGGGGTCGGAGATGAGGCGCGTGAGGATGAGGTGGGTCTTAATATTAGCCATCTCAGCCTCAGTGATCGCATGGGCATTCTTGACTCTGACCGGGTCGCGCCAGCGGTTGCCGGTGTCCAGACTGATTAGCGCCACCTTCCCGGCATCCACCTGTGCTAGGAGGTAGACCTCCCCTGAGCCCACACTCTGGTAGTAGGTGCCAACCGAGACGTCCGGCTCAACAATCTTGATGAAGCCGGCGGACACCAGCTTGTTCGTCAGGCCGGTGCGGTGAGCAAAGCGACGAAACTCTACGTCATCGAGCCAGTCGATAATCTCATCTGGCCCGAAGTGGGTCATCTCCTCGAGCCACTCTACGACAGTGGCTGGGGCTATATCGATCCCTGCGTTGATGACGTCGGTGAGGCAGATATCCTTGTGGACGATATACTTATGTGCCATGTTATTCTCCTTTTCTCTTTGGTTTAGGTCTGGGTGGCTCGTTGATCCAGTCGTCAGGCACCCGCTTGGAGGCCCACCGGAAGCCGTGTTTGTCACACCACATGGCGTAAGTGGTGGGGCTGCCCTTGTAAAGCCGTGCATTTGGATTGTAGAACACGAACCTGACGTCCAAATCGGGACGGGACCTCTTGATGTCTAGGTGCTTCTGCCGGTCCGCAGGCACGAACCGGCCCTTGGTCTCTATGTATATCCCGTTGGGGAGCGGGAAATCCGGGGTGTACCTCCGCGTCTTGGCGGGCTGCTCATACTCGATGGTGACCGACTCATAGGCGGTGACGACTCCTCGGGCCTTGAGGTCTGCTGCTGTACTCTCCTCAAAGCCCGAGCGGTATCCGTGAATGAGCGCCCTCGCTCTAGGGTCTAAGCGGCGCGGGCGTTTAGAAATCGCCATCCCCGTCCTCCAGCGGGAGGGTCTCATCGGGGATCTCATCATCCTCAACAGCTGCGGCGACGTCGTTCGGATCAAACTCGTACCCATCCTCAGCCTCGAAGCCGAAGCTGGCTGCGGACCCGCCACCACCAGTGGTGACCGCCTCTATTACCTGCACAGCCTGTAGGCGCAGGGTTACGCCGGCACCAACCATAGCGGTGTAGAAGGGGATGATCTGGAATGCCACCTTGATCTTGCTGCCACCACGCAGGGGCAGAGGGGGCTTGATCTCGTTACCCCTGGCATCAAACATTGCGGGCTTGACCCGGAAGGGGTCTCCCTTTTTCGGTTTGACCAGCGCCTTGGTCTTGAACGACAGCTCAACCTCGCCGGTCTCATTACCATCATCGTCCTCTATCAACCTGTAAGGGGCCGGCGCCGGTTTACAGCGCTCAAGAAGGGCCTTCTCTTCCTTCTTGTTCCTGGCTGTCTTCACAACGGCTGCCTTGGCCGCCCGCACTGCCTCTTCTGCCTGACGGTCTATCTCCTCGATCAGCCCCCGAGCCGCCTCCAGGGGGAGAATCAGCTTCGTCCGGTACTCTCCCTCTGCTTTATATTTGGTGTCGGGGGTATCCAGCCACGGATAGACAGCTGTGCCGGTAGGGGTCTTGAGGGTGGGTTTCTTCTTTGCTTCTGCCACGGTTGTTCTCCTCTGCTCTTTAGTTTACTTGCTCTGGGGGCCATCCAGCGTCTCGCCATCCGAGAGCTGTAGATATGTGGGCTTGTACCCGGTGCATCTTGTCACGCTACCGTCTGCAACACACACAACGAGTGCCCTCTTGTGTGGGTGCCCACAGGTCACGACCCAGCTGGTGTTACGTCGGGCTGCAGTGTAGTACAGACAGCGGGTGCATCCGGGGATCGGTGGGATGTCATGTGCCATAGCGTCTCTCCAGGCGCTCTACATCCACGCCAACCCGGAGCAGTAGCACCGTGAGGTCCAGCGGCAGCTGCTCCCCGTTGTGAAGTAGCCGGATAGCCTTACCTATAAGACCGCGATACCGTGTATAGCCGTGCTCATTCCCGATGTTCACGTTTCAGCTCCTCCTCTATATATGCTTGTAACGCCTTTGTTGTGGCAAACCCGGCCTCATCATCCACGACACGCCGAATGGACTCGATCAGCTCCCACGGTCTAATCTCGAGAATGTCCACGAGCGCGGCGAAGACGAGCGCCACCGCCTGAACCTGACGTCCGGGAGGTAAACTCTGGATGCCTGAGAACACCCGATAGGCACCCCTCACAACCTCGTCACCGGGGCCTTTGAAAAGATCATCTCTTGTCACTGTTGTGTCCCCCCTTCCTGGGTTTGATAGAGACAGAAAGACGCCGATCACTACGACCGGCGCCTCTTCTTCCTCTAATGTGTACTTTGGCTGGGTTTTAGGTCACACCCCGCCTTAAGCAAAGAAATAGACTGAGGATTTCACCAGCTGTAAATCTAAATTACCGCTTGCCGGAACCGGAGGCAGCTGGGCAGCCAGCTCTGGTTTCAACTGGGCAGCCAGCTGGGCGCGGAAGACAGCCAGGACATCGTGCTCTTGATACTGCTGCACGAACGTATCCCGCAGAGCTGCGGCCAGTGTGTCGGCGTCGGCTGCGTGTGTGGCATACGAGTCGTGCACCATCGAGAACGCGGTGACTCCCCGGGCATGGGCCTCGCACACGGTGAGCATGAGGTGGGAGGCGTCCATGCTGTGGACGTAGTTGGGGGCTATCCCCTGTGCCTGCTTACGGGTGTCAATCTCCGTGGATGTATGGTGCACGGTGCTCACTACCCGCCGCCCATCGATTAAACACTGGACACGCTTCCCGACCGTCACCCTATAGGCTTGCAGGACCGGCAGCCCGGCAGGGGTCACCCACTGGATGGGCAGCCCGTCCTTGGCGGCCAGCTTCGCGACCGCCTGGAGCCAGTCCATGGCCTCCCTGGCAGCGCGGACCACCTGACCGATGGCCTTGTAGACTGTGTGTGCCATGTAGCGTGAGGGGGCATAATACTCACACATCTCATTATAGATGGGGCAGGTCCCGGCCTCATGTTGCTTGATCAGCTCCTCGAGGATCTGATCTCTCATCCCAAACTCAGTCGCACCATAGGGGAGCGTCATTACTGGGCGCTTGACTATCTGTCGGGTGACGTTACCTACCCACACAGCAGCACGGACATCACCAGCAGCCGCGTCTATCGCACACTGCCGGGCCACCACGTCTGCCACCTGCTGATAGATGTCCTGTGGCCGATCACTCGGCACGAGGTTGACCGCAGCGCCGCCCTCCTCGTCCTTGAGCATTGCACTGAAGTTTTGGATGCCGTTGCAGGAACCGTCCATGGCAATCGGTAGGTGAGACACGAAGCCGGGGCCCTCTCTCCAGTACCCCGCAAGCTCGAGGCACGCAGCCAGCGCCTGGTAGGGCTCGTCTGCCGTGTCCCAGAAGCGGCCCCCGTCGAGGGGGTTGTCAGCGCTGTCGAGGATCTCCTCACGGTGGGCGTCAACCCACGCCACCCGCGCATCCAGGCTCACTTTATCGACGCCGAACAGGTTGGCCGTGTGGATCTTGAGCCACCGGGCGCCGCGCTCGGTGAGCGGCTTGCCCTCGGCAAAGTGCAGGAGGCCCTTGGCCACGTCGCTGCCCTGTGGGTTAAGGATGGCTGGGACCGGGTACAAACGCCCCCGCCAGTCCATCGAGTGGGGGAAGTAGATGGCCGGGGCATCAAGAAACCGCTCCGCTGTGGAAAGCTGCACGTTGAGGGCCATGCGCTTAGACCATGCCCGGGTATTGGCGAGGTGGACGAGCTTCGCCTGCCGCTTCCACGAGAGCAGGGCCTCGCGACTCTCGCGGATATCCAGGGGGACCGGCGGCGTAGGCTGGTCCTCCTGAGGGGAAGCCCACCGAGGCACCCGCCAGTGCGCCAGGTGGCTACCAGCACGTCGTACACCTTGCGGTTGATCCTCCACGGTACGGCCTGGAGCAGATTAATGGCCTCATATACCTTGGGCATGTCGTACCAGCGCAGCTCCTCAAGGTAGTTGCGGTCCCTGCTCTTGATCAGCCTGAGCTTGATGGACAGATACCCGCCGTTGAATGGTGAGGTCCAAGGGATGGGAGGCATGATCATCGGTAGGTAGATCGGAGAGAGTAAGGCGTTGCGCTCGTGGTGCTCTTTGAGCCACGCGAGGGTCTGCTCAGTGCCCCGTAGCCGTATCACATCTCGATATCCCTTTGCTGCAGGGAGCCGGACCTCGTACTCCTCCACCAGCCCCGTCACACTGCGGAAGATCTCGATGAGCTTCCGGCCCATACGCAGCCTGACGTCGAGCCCCCAGTTGACCGGGTCCACCCCCGCGAACGCCATCTTCGCCCGGATAGCCCTACGACGCCCTGCTACACGATGGCTGCCCTTGAGGATCTTGCGTAGCTGCTGGTAGCCCACATGCCCTGACCGTGCGAATACACGCAGGTTAATCTCCTCGATCAAGAGGCTGCTTAGACTAATCGCCACGTTGGTGACCGACCTCATGCCCTCCACGGCCTGGAGGCACTGTTTGGCAGTGAGGTAGGCCACAATCTCAGCCGGGATGCCACTCAAGAGGCGGGCAATAGATGCGTAGTCCCGCGCCTTCCCAGCCTGACAGGCCTCGACCCACTCCTTGATGGCCTCGGCCACGGGGTAAATTGTGCGCTTCAATAGATACTGCCCCGGAGGCATGAGCGCCTCCCCGCTGTAGGTGCGGTTCCTCTCGTAGCGGACGGCGCCCATCCCTAGGGCGTCCTCCTCCAGCGCCAGCTGACGGGCCTCCAGTTCCTCTCGTGTCAGTGTCATGGTCATTGCCCTTCCTTTCGTTCCTTTAGTTGTTAGGTCACACACTGTGACGCACATTAAGCCGCCGTGGAGTGCGGTAGTTTCTAGGCCACACCCTGAGGCGCACTAAGAGCGCCGGAGGGCTTGCCTAAGATCGAGGAGCACACCTCAGGCCGCAGCGGGCCGTGAGGCAACCCTCAATGGGTATTAAGGTTTACTGTGGTCGGTGTCGGCGGAAGCGGGCCTCTCCCCATAGGGGATACTCCCGTCGTTTGGGCCTGCGGGGCTATCCAGGAGGGAAGGATGGTTCTGATGGGCCTGTACCGAGGCCTGGTTCAGACCGTTGAGGACGGTCTGGGCCTCTCGTAGTGCGGCGGGGGCAAGGTGAGCGTATCGCTCGGTTACCTTGATGGTGCTGTGGCCTAGCAGCCGCTGCACGGTGTAGAGCGGCACGCCGGCGTTGACGAGCCGGGTGGCGCAGGTGTGGCGCAGGGCGTGGACGGTAAACTCGGTGTCGTCCACGAGGCCCATCTCCCTCCGGGCCCTCGCCCAGACATAAGAGATGTGGTTCTTAGAGAGCCCTGCGAAGGGGCTCTCAAGGCCCCGACCCTGCCGGGTCCGCAACATGCTCAGGACACGCTTCGTGAGGACCACCACACGAGGCGCGTCAGTTTTCGTCTTCCAAACGAAGCCCGCCTCTTGCGCCCAGTTGATGTCTCTCCAGCGCAAGCGCAGGGCCTCCCCAAGCCTACACCCCGTGTCGATCAGGAACATGACCAAATCGGCCATGTCCTCTTCGCCCCGCTCGCGGAGCAGGGTGTCCAATGTCTGCTCCTCGTGCGGCTCGATGACCCTGATGCGGCCCCGAGGCTCCTTGAGCCTTTGGAACCGAGGTATGGCGTGGATGACCTTCCAGCGATAGCAGGCCTCCTTGAGCAGGGCCTGCAGCAGGGAGAGCTTGCGGTTAATGGTCGCGTTGGTGTTGCCGTTGGCCTTGAGGGCCCGGACGAGGGCGTCCAGGTGGGCCTCGTCAATCTGATTGAGCCTTATATCCGGCCCAAGGATCGCGATGAGAGACAAGCCCTGCGACCTGGCTGTGGCTCGGGAGTCCCCCTCATAGCGCTCCTCTATGAACTTATGGAGCGCTTGCTCCAGAGGCGGGGCATCAAGACCCCGGATACGCCGCGCCGAGCCGTTTACCAGCTTCAAGCGCAGCTCTTGCTCCCGGCGCTCGGCCTCGTCACGGTCCATGGTGTTTAGGGACACCCGGACCCGAGGCTTGCCCGAAACCCGGACGTGTGCCCACCACACGTTACCACGACGATAAATGCTCATTCCCCCCTCCTTCGTTGTTGTTGGTCTCGTTATACGCCGAGAACAACCCACTTGCAATAACAAATTTAGATCTTAGGACACAGCCCATGTAATCGTGCTTAGTCAAAGTGGCCTCCGTATAGACTAAGCAGGGACGACACTCTGCGGAAGCCGTCTGATGTGTTTCGGCTCCACACGCTTCTTTACGCCCCCGACAACCAACTCAAACCACCCCTTGTGTCGCCCTCTGCGGATCTCTCGGTAACACGCAAAATACCGGAACGCCCCGTCCACATACGCCAATCCGGCATCCCGGGGCCTCATCTTTGGCGCGTTCATCATGCCACCTCCCTTTTCTCGGCGGCGCGGGCAGTAGAGGCGAGGACAAGCGGCCTGCGACAAGAGACGCAGACGTACACAGCGCCGCTCTGGATCTTATTGTGCTTACGGGTGGTAACGTGGTGAGTGCAACACCCACAGACATACTCGTGATATCCGGGCTTTACGATCCCAGAGAGGTTATACTTACTGCACCTCTCAGGGACGGCCCCCAACTGCCTCATGACGTACTTCCACTCACCCCCGTGGGGCTGGACGCGCCCCCACAGCCAATAAGCGACCATGTGGGCGACCTCATGGATCACCGTGGCCGCACAGAAGGCGTCGGGGTCAACCATCATGATCGTGGGGTTGAAGCGCAGGGTCCAGCTGGAGTAACAGCAGCTCCCGTTGCGGGACAGACCCCGTATGTCAAACCGGAGCCGGGGCGCGGGCATCCCCCCAACCCCCGGCCAGATCGCCGCCGCCCGGGTGATGGCATCTGTGACAGTCTTTGTGACTTGCTCCCGTACTTGCTCTTGCGTCATTGCTTTACCCCTCCTTGTGTTGGTGTTGGTGCTGGTGGTGCATCAGGGCGCCGCCCCCGGTGAGACCGAGGACAACGGCTTGGTGCACTACGACAGGGCCCCCCACTCCCCCCGCAGGCGCTCCGCACAGGCCTGGCAGATGCCATGAGAGGCCGGGGTTGTGGGGTCTAGGGGCCCCGCGAGATGAGCGCCGCACCACGCGCACACTGTAGCAGTGCGGGCCTTGATGGTGATGGTGATGGTGTTGCCCACCCGCCCGTCGGGCAGGATTGATTCAACGATGTTGAGGTTCGATGCCGGCGCCGGCCTGTAGGGCGACTTGGTGTAGCCATAGAAACGGACATCAGGACAGGCCTTGATAATCGCGGACCATTTGTCCGCGTAGGACTGATCGTAGAAGTCGCCCGACTCGTGTATCCTTACCACGCGGGCGCCGCTCAGCTTGATATACTGTATCATGGCAGGAGTGAACCAATCCTGCCGTGAGGCCGCCAAGTTGCGCTTGCGCGCCGGGAGTACCTGCGGATAGATCCGCTCGGCCTTGCGGGCGTAGCACTGCTTGGCGCAGTGCTTACAATTCGGGCATGTTTCCACAGCCGGGATGGACCAGATTAAAATACTGCGGTCCAACTTCCGGTTGCCCCTTGCCATGTTTAGCCCGGTCACTGCCTTGAGCTCCTTCAGGTTCATTCTTGCGATGTCTTTCATGTTCAGGCCCCCTTTCATGCCGTGATGTTGGTAGTCTTAACACCTTTATCGGCACTTGTCAATAAGACTTTAGGGCACAGTGTTATTTTTTCGGCAGGGGGCCATTAAGCGCTTGATATCAAGGCGATTTATTTTTTACGGGGCACTGGGTTTAGGGGCCCTTTAAGGGGATCTAGGGGATCTAGGGGCCTTTAGGGGCTCTAGGGGCTCTAGGGGCTCTTTATTCCTTTAATGTGTACTTTGAGGGGCAGCCGGGCGTAGAATGGCTCTATAAGCCGATATACACGGAGAAAAAAGCAAAAATTATCTTTACAGGGTCTCTGACCTGCACCGGGCCCTGTGCGCCCTGGTGAGCCCTGGTGCCCCTGGTGAGCCCCGAGGGACCCGGTGAGCTGGTATCAATAAGACTAATACTCTAATTGACAACGAGGCCTAGAGCCAATCCCCTGGTGATATGTGACCTTGCTTGTGTCCTAGGCTTGCCCTTTCAAACCGAGCAACCCACCGTAATCACTGGGTAAATCAAAAGGATGGGGGAACCGCCACCCTATGGGGGGTTTTTCCCAACGGCGGCGGCCACGTTGACCCTCTCGAAAATTTGCAATGAAACTTTCCCCACCTCGAGCCCCCTCAAGCACCAGACGGGCGAGGTCCACCGCAAGTGACCTAAAGACTCCTGCAGTACCCCTAGCACCCCCTGGGGCTCGCACAGAATTGATCAGGCGGGCCTCGAGGGGTGAGGGTGGTGTCCTTATATGGGTGAAACGCTCCTGACGCAAATGAGAGGCATTTAAGCCCCGGTCAAGGAGCGTAGGGGGTCAAAGGGGACACTCAACTGAAAGGGGATGCCCCCACCGCCCCACACCCTACCAATAGCGACAACAGGAAAGGAGGAGGAAACTGTCAGTCAGCACATATAGTAGGCGAGCGGGACAGAGAGGGCATCCCAATACATGACATATCAATAGACAAGCGATAAGGAGACCAAGGATGATGATGACAATGATAACCAGCCACTAGATACATAGAGAGACATTATGTGTACATAAGGAGACTTAGAGCCCTTAGAACACGAGCATCTTAATCACCAGACCTCCCTGATCCATTTCACGGATCTCCCCGTCTGGCTTCTTGCCCTTTCCCGGCAAGCTACCCAGCTCTATCAATGAGCTTGAGCTTTCTTAGACCTCTATGCTTCTTATTTCCCGAGCATCACCAGACCTCTTCCCGTCTGCTCCCTGCTCTATCTCTAAGTGCTCTATAGTGTTCTCCCTCTCCCTCCTTCTGCTTCTCCCAATAATGTGTACTTTAGTTGATTGTCGATAATCATGTTCAAAATCATTGTCTTAGAGACCTTATTAATGATCACTGTCTAGGATGGTCTTAATACACAAGGCTGAAGCCAGAGACCCCAGAGGGGACCTTTGATAAAGGCTGCCTCTGGTCCCCTCTGGTCTCTCTTGTGTCTTGGTACTTGGTGAACATTGATCTGTGTCTTGCCCGGGCGAAGCCCGGCCCCGGGAGCGGCAGCGACCTGTGACAGCTCCCCGGAAGACGGGGGGTTTTTCGCCCCCCGCCTAAATAACCGCAAGGGCCGGCTATGCCCGTAGAGGCACCCACTTATTCAGGTTCCTCATTGGGGACCCGGTGCAGTGGAGCAGGAACCTGTCCAGCTCCTTCATCAAGGCCTCCTCATGGGCTGAGTCCACAGCGGCGTCTACGTCTCTACCGAGGACGTCCAGCCAGTAAGCCACCGCCATGGCTAAGGCGTCCACCCGGTCGTCATGGGCGAGAGCGCCCCGCTCCCTGGTAATTCGAGTAAGCTGGTAGAACAGCTGGTAGCGGAGGTCTGCCTTCAGATCGTTGTGGATCACTGCGGGGTCCACCACGAGTCTGTGCGTGTTTAACACAGGCTCCAGAGTGTCGATGATCCGCAGCTCCTTCTGCTTTGAGTGTCTGACCTCCTCCACACCACAGAGGTATTTGTGCTTCTGGAGGGCGGCCTGGAGGAGCCGGGTGAACATACCGTCGCCGAAGTTCGATTCAACTAGGATGTTCTTCACCTTGTTCTTGCGGGCCACCGCGATCAGCTCTTTCAGGGCCCCGTCCTCATAACCCCCAGAGATGCCTCCTGCGTCGGTGAGCCAGAGCATCCCCAGGCCGGCCTTCACGACGGCATAGGAGGTCTCGTCCTTACCGCGCCCCGAGGGGTCTACGGCCAAGACAGCGCCCTGGTACTCCACCCAGCGCTCCTCGGAGACGTGCATGGGGCTGTAGTAACGATCCCCGGCGAGGCCTACGGGCTGGAGGTCATTGATAGCCAGCTCTGGCTTGGAGGCCCACACAATCTTCTGGGGGTGGATATCGACATGCGTGTTGAAGACAATGAAGTCGGAGAGCTTCAATGGATAGCGCTCTGCGTCAGACAGGGTAGTGTCCAGCATAAACTGGAGGGCGAACCCAGAGCGACCATAAGAGGCCTCTCGCTCCATGAGGTCCATGGAGTTGAACCGGGTGGGGTCGGTGGGTTCGCCCACCTTGCGGCCCTTCTCAATCTGCTTGAGGATGTAGGGGGAGAGGGCGCCGTTGTACCCCTCAACGAGCTTAGGGCCGGGTATTCGTGCCGGCCAGATCCTCGCCACATAGCCCCGCTGGGCGAGGCTGTTGTACAGAGACATCTCGGTCTGTGGGGTGCCAAGGTACACGATGCGGCCCCCGGGTGAGAGGACCGCATCAAATTCCTTGACCAACCCAGAGAGCTTATCCCTCTGGATCTGGGTTGCACTGTTCTTTGGGACCTCCACGTCGTCGGCAACGATCACGTCGGCGCGGGACCCCGTGAGCTGGCCGGTGATGCCTATGGACTTGACCGAGGGGGCGTGTGCTGCTGTGGCGGGGCCGACATCGAAAGCTATGTTCGAGTCTCTCTGGTTCTCCCCGGCTCTCAGGTGCTGGAGCATCGGGACCTCGTTGATGAGCCTCTTGGTGAAAATGGAGAAGGCATCAGCACGCTCCTTGGACGCAGAGACCACGAGGATCTTGAGCTGTGGGTTATTCAGGAGCAGCCAGCACACAAACGCTGAGGTGATCCAGCTCTTACCCACCCCACGGAAGGCCATGACTATCATACGCTTCGGCCCCAGCTGGATGAATCGGGCTATGTCATACTGGATGGGTGTCGGGGCCGGGAGGCCCAGGTGGACCCAGATAGCCAACAGGAAGACCCTGAAGTCCTTCTTGGCGTCCTCGAGGGTGTAGACCCCAGGGTCCTTCTTCTTCTTTTTCTTGGTGGTTGGGGTGGGCGTCGTGCTCATATAGGTTACGCCTCCCCGAAGGCCTCAGTGTCGTCGTCCAGCTCCTCCCCAGGGCCTACCCCAGCGAAGTGTGTGCTCAGGAGACCAAGGGAGTCACCCTGCGTATCGGTGATGACCTTCTCTATCTTGTTGTCCCGGAGGAACTGTCGGATGACGTTATACAGCGCGGTGGGGATTGTCTCTTTACCGTCCTCACCCACGGTGCGGGCCTTGGTGAGGTCCTTAAGGAGCATCTCCGAGAACACTCTGTGGAGGTCTTCGAGGTACTCCTGTGATGCGGCTTTCGATTTCTTCTTTGCCATTGCTTGCTCCTTAGAAAATGATTCCTGCTGCGGTTGTCCCTATGGCCATCAGGGCCGCTATGAGGGAGGCGTACACCCAGTTCTTCATCTCTTGGGAGCACGCCCGACAGGCCGGGTGTTTCCCGCTGTCGATGAGCTCGATGTTGTACTCAGCCCGAGTAAGGCGGGCGTTGTGGTCGGCGCACCGTGAGGTGCCGCCGGTGACGACTTCGGTTACCTTGGCGATGAGGTCCCGCATCTGGGTTTTTAGCTCTGCGGTCGATACGACCTCTGCCTGAACGGTGGCTGTTAAGATGTCTATGGCTGCCCAGACCCGGTCCATCTCGTCCCGGTGGTCTGGCCCGTTGCTTGGGGCGTTGATCTGTGTCATTATGTCCAACCTAAGGGGGCTATGTATGAGCGTGCATTGTAGAGCAGACGGTCGTTGGTACGTCCATTGGAGGGACCCAGCAGGGAGACACACCAAGACCTTCGGGCGGGGGGCTGAAGGGCAGCAGAAGGCTGAGGACTTCGATGTCCGCGTCCGAGGATCGTTAAGGGCACTGCTGGATGACTTCGTTGAGGTGAAGGCGCTGGAGGGCCTCACCGAGGCCTACCTCAAGGAGGTCAGGCGGGTGGGCTCCAGGCTCGTGGCGGCTGTGAATAAGCCGGTTAATCGCATCACCTATCTCGATGTCGCCCGAGCCATCGGGGGCACCAAGGGGATCAACAAGGTCACCATCAACCGCTACATGAGCTACATGAAGGTCCTCTTCAACTTCGCCCGTAAGAGGGGATACATCACCGTCAATCCTCTGGCTGACTGGCAGAAGAAGGGAGAACAACCTCGCCGGTTACAGCTATCTATAGAGGCTCTTGACAAGATCTATAAGGCGGCGGCTCCGCACCTGCAGTGGATCATCAAGTGTGGGATCAACCTCGGGTTGAGGCCGGGGCCTTCAGAACTGTTTTCGTTGATGTGGTCCGACGTTAACTGGGCAGATCAGTCAGTCACCGTCCGGTCCGCAAAGACCAAGAGGGAGCGGGTGGTCTACTGTTCCGACCTGTTTATGGAGGACCTCAAACGGATGCACCAGCGCGCCACCACGCCCTTTGTGTGTGAGTACAGGGGGAGACCTATCAGGAAGGTCAGGAATGCGTGGCGCAGTGCGCTGAGGAGGGGGGAGGTGGGGCACACAGCGGTGCTCTACGAGCTACGACATCTGTATGCCACCACCTTATTATGCAGCGGGGCTGACTGGAGAGTTGTGTCAGAATTGCTGGGACATCAGTCTGCTAAGATGACGCTGGACACATATGCCCATTGTCTACCCGGGGCCAAGCGGAGGGCCGCCGGGTTGATTCCTTTGGTGGGGGCTGCTACTTGAGCAGCACCCGGGCGTTGGTTGCGGTCGCGCCGGCTTCAACGGGTGACAGGGCGTAACCGAACAGGACGCCGGAGGTCTTCTTGCTGATCGGAGGGGTGTCCCCTGCCACATAATAGAGGGCATCGCCCACTGCCACCGCTGTGTTGCCGCTCCCGTCCACACCCTTCACTGACAGGGTAAACTCACCCTTCGTGTAGACCGGGCCGGGGACCCCAGAAAAGTCCTGGGCCGCCACTCCTGCGATCTGTCCGGCAACCACAGGCTGGCCGGTAGTGACCGCACCTGCGAAGGAGAGGTTAACGACGCCCCCGGCTTTCGCGACGAGGTCTCGCAGTGTCCTAGAGAACTTGTGCTTGCTGATGATCAT